CTTGCCCTTGAACCTTATGGTCTCATAAGATATGCCAAGGTTTGGAACGAAAAACAGTTTACCTATAGGGTAATAATAATCAGCGTTTAACGATCCCCCAAGTAACTCACCTTTTAACCTGAACCTGCTATTCCCATTAAGCAAGGACTGATAATTCATTTTAGCATCAACCTGACCGAGCCTAATCTCACCACTGAGTACTAGCCTTTCATTCATGTTGATACTTCCGTAAAGACTACCGATGAGTGATCTAATCTCACCGCTAAACTTGCTACCGGTATTGTTACTAATATTATTTACTACAGTTTTAGAAGTGGATTTTGGCGTAAGTTTTGTTTGATTATGATTTAGAGCAATACCAATAATGGTATCGTCATCCAACTTGCTGTCAAAACCGATAGATCCTCCCGTAGATTTCTGTTTTACTTGCAGAGAATCTTGAGGCTTGAATATACCGCTTCCATAACTTCCCAGTGCCCACAATCCGTAACTTGATTCCTCGTCTCCGCCGGATACACCCATATTGCCGGTATCAATCAAATACAGATGAGTAAGCCTGTCCGCTGTAGCTACGGCAACATTTGCCATATCGGAAAAGGCAACGCCGCTTACTGCTTCCACATACTGGCCGGCCACACTTCCTGCTATTATTTCGCTAGCTGCTATTATTTTTGCCTCGAGGCTTCCAAGCTGCAAAATACGAATGGTTCTTGCGTCATTAATATTAGCAAGTAAACCTCTTGCTGCTTCAGGGGTTAGGTTTACCTGACTTAAACCCGCTAAGGCTATCAGATTCTCGGCCGTAAATGCACCGCAACTCGATCCGTCGTTCTGTTGATGGACTTGCAGATCAACAATTTCGGCCATAGGTAGTATCTTCCTTATGGCATCAATATACTGGCCGCTTTCACTACTTACGCCAACAACAGGAGTGCCGAAAGAATCGTTATAAAATACGATAATACTACCGTCAGCTTTCATCCTGATGGCAATTCCCGTCCAGTGATTATTATTCAGATTTACCGGTATCAGAGCAGGTTTTCCTGCTTGTGCCTCGGTCAAAGCAGCAGCAGCTACGTCCCTAATTAATTCAGCATTATTTGGTACTGCAGGGGCAATATATACACTATCACCAAGACGGCTTTTAATGACTGCTCTAATGTCATCATCCCCATACCAGTAACTGATGTTGGCAATTTGCGGATTAGCAAATACCACACTGTTAACCCCCATTATAATTAAAGTAGAGATTATAAACAATATCTGATATTTGTATTTATTGTTTTTCATACGGGATATTCCCTGTTTTTTAATTATTTATAAATTATTTTTTATTTCGTAATTTACACCTTCGTCATAATCCTCTATCTTGAGAGGTAATCCTAAGTTCTTTCCCAATTTTCGAATAGGCACGACTAACGCCATCGCTTCAAAGTGTGTTACCCATGGCGAGTCGGGCTTATGCGAACTACGGGAAGATTCCATACTCTCGTTAATCTCATCCCTAAAACACACCTTTATTTGTGCCTCACCTGATTTAAGCTTTACTACTCCGTAAGTCGCTATCAGGTTATCCTTATGTTGCTTTTCTTTAGAGGGAATATGCTTAATATTAGGATTCATCCCAAGTTCGTACTCAAAGAGGTCATCCTTATAAACCCCGTAAGAGTAAACGTTAGACACGAGCGGATTATTGAAGAGCAGTTTAAGCCATCCTCTATAGCCGATTTGCAAGTCAATTGTTGACTTATAAGGAATAAGCCAAGCTTGTCCAAGTGATGAGGCAGGGTCTAGTCCGTACTCACAGCATTTATAAAAGGCATTTACTATCGATAACTGACTGCATATCCTAAGCTTATCATTGGTATTGATTTCCCATGCAAAAGACCTAGCAAGCTTTTCAAACAGCAGTGTATTGTTATTTAAAAACGGTAATAACTTGTCCTTTCTTGCACTACATAGCTCATATATTCCATCTTTTGGTTTCGGTACTATTGTTGCGACTTTATCCTGCTCTATAACCTCTATAGAAGCTCCCGCAGCATTAGAGTCGTTATTTAAGCCATGATTACCTATATTGTCGGTTTTTACCTCTCTATGAGCGTTATTTTGGTTTTGTGGTGTTTCTACTTCATAAACCGATATTGCCGATTGATGTAATTCCTCGCTTTGATAACTTCCGTTTGGCATAGTTGCACTCATTTCTTACCCTCCTATAATTTGCAGAATTCTATATGTATTATCGTTTGAGTATTCCTTGTAAAGCTGGGGCATCGCTTCTTTTAATGCACCGGTATCAAGTCTGGTAGCAGTTCGCTCTTTTAAGGCTACTTTGCAGAACCCCGCATCAAGAATACCTGCATCCCCCATAAAACTTTGGATTTCAATTTTTAGCTTTTCTTCTCGTTTCTCAAGTTCTTTACGTTTCATTGCAGTTTCCTGCCATATGTTAATCTTTTCCCTAATATCACTATCAGCTTTGATTGTTTTGGCAGTCTCTAACTTAGGATAAACTTCATATAACTCAGCAGGGGTTGACGGCTCAGGCGGAATACCTGCTACAATGTGATTGTTCCAGAAATCTATAACGGCTTCTTTTATACGAGCCTCATATTCATAGTCCCGCCAGTAAGTAAAACAGGCATATTGCCAATTACTGAATAACACGGGAACGTCTACCCTATCGGCATTTGATAGCATAGCGTAATATGCAACCTGTGTTCTATAATACTCGGGTATTCCCTCTTCCCACTTGGCAATCGGGCATTTCGTAGACTTAGCCTCAACTATTACATTTTCACCGACAACTTTGGCATCTATATTACCCCGCATAAACGGATATTCTGGATGGATAAAAGGCGGTAGGTTAGTTTTAAGGGAGCAGTTATTTACTTCGCTGTATTCCTGCAATATATACTTCTCAACTCTAACACCTCGTTTTAAATCTTCGCTTTCCTCCTCATAAATAACAGCAGGGTTCATCTTGTCTCTGTAGACATCTAAAGGCGTACACCATGGAGACAACCCCATGATAGGGGCAATTTCAGACCCACCCAAATAAACTTTACGCTCTAAAAGCCATTGTTCTTTATTACTCATTTGCCGGCCTCCATTCTACGTTCTTTAGTATCACGCCGGCTTTGCACGTTTCCTGAATTTCAGCAGTAAGGCTTACTCTCTCATATGCATTCAATTCCCCGATCATGTCGGGGTAATCGTTACATTTAACTAAAAGTGCCTTCTCAGTAGTAAAAACATAATGAGGCTCGTATTTAACAGCAACGTAATGGCTAAATATTGCCTTGAACTTCTGCTTTCCTTTTGTACCTTTATTCTGCTGGGTCATAGGGCTACCCTCCCAGAATAAAAGTAATCGCTATGCATCAGGTTATTACTTCTTCTTTCACTTTCTCTGTAGGCTTCGATTTCTTGCTCTAAAGCCACAGGGTCATATTCGCTAGTATCAAAATAAATTCCAAGGTCTTCAGCTTTCTCAAGTAGAAACTCATACTGGTCAATATCCTGCATAAGCCTATAGTAATCATCACTATAACGCTCATAAGGGATATTATAAGCAATAGCCCGCTCTATCTGATCTTCTATGAAAGCTTCTCTTGCCCTTGCTCCGATCCTTGCAAAAGTTTCCTTAGCAGAATCAGATAGCTCTACACTCTCGCTTTTAACTTCATGAAACTTAGGAGTTTCCTTTATATTCTCAGGTAATTCGGTGGCTTGACGCTCATTGTTAAGTTTTACCGCTTCTCTTAATTGCTCAAGATTAGAAAATACTTGTACCGCTTCTTTTGTAGGTAGTAGCATTTTCTTTAACGCTTCTTTAGCCTTAGAAACGCTGATTTCCTCTAGAACTGATGAATTGTTTAATGTGAAATTAATATTGGTGTGATTTGATGCCCCAAAGATTGTATCTTTACTTAAGGCGGAATTGTTGCTATTATGCATATAATTCTCCTGTTAAAGGTTGAGTTGATAAAGTTGAGAATATTTAG